GTTGACATAACAAAGATTACCGACACAACATTTTATGACATTGGTATAGATTCGCCACATTTATACTATGATTCAGGTGGCACATTGCATCATAATACTTTAATCACGGCGGTACTAAGTCACAGTTGCGAAGAACACGGCCGCACTATAGTTATAGTACCAAACAAATCACTCGTTACACAGACCGAAGCAGACTATATCAACATGGGATTAGACGTAGGTGTTTACTTTGGTGATCGCAAGGAGTTTGGTCGTACACACACCATATGTACTTGGCAGAGTCTAAACATCCTGCTCAAAGGTAGCCGCAATCATGAAGTAGATATTACTATAACTGAGTTCTTAGAAGATGTAGTTTGTGTTATGGTGGATGAATGTTTTGACGGTAATACACTTATAACTACACCTAAAGGTAAAAAACCTATAAAAGATCTGAAGCCCGGTGATAAAGTTATAAATCTTTGCGAGAAATCAAAACAATACAAAGAAGACACAGTTGTTAAGATTCATAAAAATTTAACTCAGAGTGCAAGTGAGAAAATGCTAGAGTTAGATTTTGATAATGGTATTAAAACAAGAGTTACTGCTAATCATAAGTTTCTTACAAATAAGGGGTGGGTAAGAGCAGATGAATTAACAGAGGATTTAGAGATTATTAACATAGATACATACAACTAAAGGAGATGTAATTATGCCAAAACAATTAAATATAGACAGATTTAACAAACTATTGAAACAGCATAACCAAACACTTCAGGCAGAAAAAATTAGGAATCTTTATGAAACTTGTTAGGAAAAAAGAGATAGAAAAAATTCAAGAAACATATAATCTCCACATTAAAGAAGATCATAATTACATTGCAAACGATGCTGTGGTAGCTAATTGCCACATGGCTAAGGCAGATGCACTTAAAAATCTGCTTACTGGGGTCATGGCACACATACCTATCCGTTGGGGGTTAACTGGTACCATACCCAAAGAAGAATTTGAGTTCATGAGTCTAAGATGCTCGCTTGGTGATGTTATTGGTCGATTAAGTGCTAGCGAATTACAAGACCAAGGAGTACTTGCTAATTGCCATGTAAATGTGTTACAATTAATTGATCACGTGGAATATAAAGATTATCAGAGTGAGTTAAAATATCTACTGGAAACAGAGGGTAGATTAGATTACATTGCTGAATTAGTAAGCAAGGTTATTGAGACTGGTAATACGTTAATACTGGTAGATAGGATAGCACCAGGTAAGGCATTGCAGGAAAAGATACCTAATTCAGTATTCGTATCTGGAGCAACTAAGGCCGCAGATAGGAAAGATGAATATGATATGATTGCTACCGAAGATGCAAAAGTTATCATTGCAACATATGGAGTTGCCGCAGTAGGTATTAACATACCACGTATATTTAATATGGTCTTGATAGAACCTGGCAAGAGCTTTGTGCGTGTGATACAAAGTATAGGGCGAGGTATACGTAAAGCAGAAGATAAAGACTTTGTTCAGATCTGGGATATAACGTCAACATGCAAGTTCGCCAAGAGGCATTTAACAGTACGAAAGAAATTTTATAAAGACGCAAACTATCCATTTATAGTTGAAAAGGTGGATTGGCAAACTTAATAAGGAAAATTATGTACATATTAACACTAGAGAATAAAGCATATGAGATGAACGAGATACCCGACGAAGTTGAGGATATGCGTTTCTCTATACTAGACAATAGCGATCCAAAGAATCCGGACTATTTCTTTATTCCTTTAATCTTCTTAGAAAGTTTTAACAGTCCGGCACTAGTATTAAACATTGGTGGCAACTTGGTCAAGATGCCTGTGGACTGGCAGATACTGATAGGAGAACCCGATTTTGGCGACTTGGAAGTTATCCCATTGACCAGTATCAATGATCGCGGCTTTTCGGTATACACGTTCAATCCATTGACCAGTTTCAAACCAGTATTTGAAACAGTTGAGATCGTGGACATCTATCAAGATGTTAAATGGTATTTCCCCAAACTTAAACCAGGGCAGTTACTGGCGGTGCCAATCAATGACGGTGATAAACCAATGTGTGCCTATTTTGTTAAGGAAATTAGCCGCCAGAGCGAAGTCGTCGACTACGGCAAAATTTGGTAAAAGCAAAATTTAACTTTACAACACACGGTCAAAGAGTGTATAATTATATATATGAGAGATGATAAATTAATGGCGGTAGGTGATAACTTAGAATATGATTACCTTACCCAAACTAAGGATGAGTATAGTAATACTGGACCCTGGGACACTGATTGGGATTCTGTCGCTCTATGGAAATCTATTAATAAACAGGCAAAAACACATCCGGCTGTACAAGCGGCACTTGATCAATTAAAAATGATATATAATTTAAGTAAAGAAGACCACAACGACGAGGACCTACCATTTTGAATCCAAATATGTTTAAGCAAAAAAAGAAACGAGCAGTGGATCCAAATGCTCCACCGCGCCCAAATCTACTCAGCCAAGACAAGAAACTGCGTGAGACCACAGAAGCATTTGGTAAATTACACGACATGGTAGCACGACAACAGTCCGCCATTGATGATCTACAGGCCAAATACAATCGCATGCAACAGGCAGTTGATCAATTGGTTAGCGTCGTTAGAAGTAAAAGTTGAGTTCAAGTTTAGAAATCAAGTATGAGATGCAGGCCTTTGATCGCAAGGATCGTGCATATTATGATAACTTCACTGATGAAGATCGCAAGAAGTTTTCAACTTATCTAATGTTGAAATATGGTGCCAATGTTGGTGGCAACCAAGATCTACAGGCCTATTATCTAATGGCTACAAATGGTCGGGTCAACAAGAACTTCTTTGATCTAGGCACCAAACACACTAAGCTACAATGGCTGACCTGCACCACTGTGAGTCCAGCAAAGGAGCCACAGTTCCATTATTGGTTAAAGGCTAAAAAGAAAGAGGGGGATAACAAGAGTCAGAAGTTTTTGGCCAAGCTATATCCAAACATGAAATCAGACGAGATAGACCTACTAGCGAAAATCAATGATAAACGAGATCTTAGAGACCTGGCGCGAGAGCTCGGACACGATGACAAGTCAATCAAATCCGACCTATAAGTGTAAGTATTGCGACAAAGAGTACCGCAAGGAATCAACTTTGGCGGCTCATATGTGCGAGAGCAAAAGACGTGTTCAGCAAGAAAAGGAAGTAGGAGTACAATTAGGCATGCAGGCCTACTTACGGTTTTATGAACTCACGCAGGGCAGTGCTAAAATGAAGACATACACGGACTTTGCTAACTCATCATACTATTCAGCATTCGTTAAGTTTGGCCGCCACATGATTGCTATCCGTGCTGTTAATTCTAAAATGTTCATTGAATGGGTTATAAAAGAAAATAAGAAATTAGATCATTGGTGCAAAGAAATCATTTACGCAGAGTTCCTTGCCACCTACATAAAGAAAGAATCAATCAATGATGCCGTTGAGCGTGCCCTAACAGAGATGCAGGACTACGCAGACGAAACAGAAGGTTTACAGTTCAAAGACTATTTCCGTTTTGGCAGTACGAATAGGATATGCTCGCATATTACCAATGGACGCATCAGTCCATGGATAGTGTTTAACTGCGACAGCGGGATCAAATTCTTAGAAACGCTTAACGAGGAACAGATCGCTATCATAATGCCTTGGATAGATCCAGAGTATTGGCAACGAAAGTTTACTGACTACATGGCGGACACTGAGTGGGTTAAGATGATATTGAAGGAGGCCAGCCTGTGAAATTTAAATCAGACATTGACATAGACTTCGCAGACAGAGATCAGGTATTAGCAGTGCTTGATGTTACTCCAGCTAGCATCATGCGTGAGGGTAAGTTGGTTAAACACAACTCAGGGGTATATGCTTCAGATATTCCAGTGGACCCATTTACCGGATGGGCGAGCCTGGCCTATGATGTTGCTGAAGACCGCGGATACATGAAACTAGATCTGCTTAACGTTAACCTCTATAAACAGGTCCGTGATGAAAAACACCTAGTGGAGTTGATGCGAGATCCCGATTGGAGTAAACTTTATGATAAAAATATTTGTGATCAACTAATACACGTTAATGGGCATTATGATTTGCTATTACAAATGCCAGAACCGGTTGACTCTATCCCGAGATTAGCTATGTTCTTAGCTATTATTCGTCCAGCGAAACGACGTTTAGCTGGTAAAACTTGGAAGGAAGTTGCTCAAACTGTTTGGGATAAACCTACTGATGATACTTACTATTTTAAAAAGTCGCACAGTATTAGTTACAGTCAACTAGTAGTGGTAAATCTTAACTTACTTTCCGAACTAGGGTAATACTTCTACGCTTGCTTCTCTTGCTGGCGATTTCTTTTAGGCTTATGTAAGGACCATGCTCTATGTTCACGTCCTTGCTGTTGAATGTTTTTAAGCAGGCACGGAACTCGCTCCAGTCAGATTTCAAAAACACATTGATCGGTACTAATCTATTTGATTCCCACCACCATTGATCTGCCATTTCTAAGAAACGTGTCTTCTGGTCTATAGTTTTTAATGCCGCAAAATCATAGATTGTAGTTATGATTTCATCGGAGTTCTGTATGATTCCAATGTAATCATTGCCGCCATAGGTTATGAAGCTGATGAACGGATATTGGTCTAATAGTTTCTTATATGTGTCTTCCATGTCTTTGCGATAAATACTCAATAAGGATCGAGACTGAAATGCCCCTAATCACAAGTTATTTATATGATAATAAACACACCGTCCAAATTCTGGACTATTCCGATCCCACAATTAAAACGAGGAACAGACCCGTGTATCAAAGACCAGTCGTAGTTTACCAAGGGATCGACAATCCAGTGGTTGTTGAATTTAAGAATCAAGATCAAAAGGCCGTGAATCTTACAGGCTATGCGGTGCAGGCCGCGATACAAGATCCTATAGGGAAAATTACGGTCAACACCTACGCGGTAACTTTTGCCAATGCCGCAACTGGGCGAGGCACATTTACGTTTGATTCATTGACAATCAGCAACCTAGAAGCAAGATTGTACAAAATTACGTTCAAGTCCAATAGAGAGATAGACAACGTGGAACAACCTATGTACTTTGATGACAATTACCAAGCACCATTGGATCTGGACATACGCCCAGCCTACTATAACGCAGAACCATTTGCGGCCAATGTGTCCTACGATGGAGGAACTATATAATGGCCGTGGCTAACGTACAGATATTACACAAGCGTGGCAATGCCACAGTAAGTTCAACATATATTGGACCGGTGGGTGAGATAACTATTGACACCACATCAGACTCTATAAGGATACAGGATGGTCTTACTGCTGGAGGATTGTTATTACCTAACGCCGCAGTGATCACCGGCAACATCACGCAGGCCAATGTGGGCATGCGAGGATATGTTGACTATTCGATATCAGCAAACATTGCCGCATTGGTTGGGTCAGCCCCTGGCATATTAGACACCCTGGGTGAGATAGCAGATTCTATCAATGATGATGCTAATGTGTTTGTGACATTGAATAACACTATTAATTTAGGCAACACAATACAGACTGAACAAATGCTAGCAGGTAATGCGGCTTTGGCTTTTGCAAACACAATACAATCAGAACAGATGCTAGCAGGTAACACTGCATGGGCTTTTGCAAATACTATACAATCAGAAATTTTAACTGCCTCCAATATTGGTATGATTGGGTATGTAGACAACTCAACCACCACTGCCAACGTTGGCATGACTGGCTATGTTGATTTTGCTAATACTGTACAGGCTAGTGTAATCACTCAAGCAAACACTGGTGTTGTGGGGTATGTTGATAACGCAGTTACAACTGCTAACATTGGTATGATTGGCTACGTTGATAACTCAACCACAACTGCCAACGTTGGTATGGTCGGTTATGTAGATAACTCAACTACAACAGCAAACATTGGACAAATAGGTTATACTGATAACGCAGTTACAACAGCTAACATTGGTATGGTTGGCTACGTTGATAACTCAACCACAACTGCCAACGTTGGTATGACTGGCTACGTTGATTTTGCTAATAGTGTCCAGGCTAGTGTGATTACCCAAGCAAACACTGGTGTTGTGGGGTATACAGATAACTCAATCACCACTGCCAACATTGGCATGATTGGCTATGTCGGACAACAAGTAACCACTGCCAACATTGGACAGATAGGATTTACCAACGAGACAGTTACACAGGCCAATGTGGGTATGAAAGGCTACGTTGACAACGGAATTACTGCACTAATAGGTGCCGCCCCCGACGCATTAAACACTTTGGTCGAATTATCTGCGGCAATAAACGATGACGCTAACATAGCAACTAACCTTACTACAGCAATTACAAATGCAAACATTGGTATGGTCGGTTATGTAGATAACTCAACTACAACAGCCAACATTGGACAAATAGGTTATACTGATAACGCAGTCACTACAGCCAATATTGGCATTATTGGATACATAGGTAATGAAGTAACAACTGCTAATACGGGAGTGGTAGTGTATGTTGATAGTCAATTAACATCTTATGCTGTTAACGTAGCAGTACAAGGGTATACAACAAATGCGGTAAACACTGCTAACATTGGTATGACTGGTTATGTTGATTTTGCCAACACAGTACAAGACAGTGTTATTACATCAAGAGTAAACACTGCCAACATTGGTATGATTGGATATGTAGATAACTCAACCACCACTGCTAACATTGGACAAATAGGTTATACTGATAACGCAGTCACTACAGCTAATATTGGCATGGTTGGTTATGTTGCCAGCCAATCTCATTATTCAAATGTTAATCTTGCGACATATCAAGGAAACATACAATCTACAGTAAACGGATACGCAATTGGATATAAAAATATTCCACAAGTTACAGCAGGTAACGTTACTATTGCATTAACTGACTCTGGTAAACACTATTACTCAACGAGCACAGCACCAACGACGTTGACGGTGCCAAGCAACGCCAACGTGGCATTCCCAACAGGTACTGCCATAAGCATAGTGAACAAAGGGACTGGTAACGTAACCTTGGCACTAGAAGTTGAAGTATCAATGTACCTAGCAGGCAACGCAACAACTAGCACAAGAACAATCACCACATATGGTATGGCTACTCTAATGAAAGTAGCAACAGACGCTTGGTTTATTAACGGTAATGGAATAGTTTAATGACAGGTATCATGCAAATGGTGGCTAACAATGTTGCAGAATTTGGATACACACCGCCAGACTTTGTAAGTTCTGGTTTGGTAGCATATTATGATCCAGCAAACTCTCTAAGCTATTCAGGAACAGGTTCAACATTCAGTGATTTGTCAGGAAACAGCAACGATGGAACCATTGTTGGGGCAACTTATACCAACAGCAGTTATTTTTCTTTAGATGGCACAAACGATTATATCCGCTCACCAAACTTATACAGCGACATAGGCAATCCAGATACATTTTCAGCAGGAGCATGGGTATATCCAACAGCCGCAGGTGTTGTGCTACAAGTAACTAGCACACCAACACCAGGACTAACCTATTTCTTTAGTGCGTTAGAGTTTGTTGGTGCAGGAAGTCCTGTTCCTAACTTTGGACTTTGGGGCGGTGCAGGCATCATAAAAGACACAGGCTCAGCATTGAGTTACAACACATGGTATCACATGGTTATTACCTATGATGCTACTACACTCAAAGGTTATATCAACGGCGCAGAGGTGGCATCTGCCACAGTGATTTTTGATAGCCCACACGATGATGGCCTAACAGTACATCATCTTCTATGGGGTGCAGGAGCCGCAACCAATATGGGTGACGGCACATACTTTAATGGACGAATGGGTATTATTCGTGTCTATGATCGTGCCCTGAGCGGTGCAGAAGTTACTTCAAACTACAACAACGCCAAATCAATCTACGGGTTATAAGCTAAAAATCATTGATTTCCTCCAAAAATGAGTGTATAATATAGTATATGCTCAATACCGTACAAGATTATGTAAAGTCAATCTTACCTAGTAAGAAGAAGACCAGTGCCAGTAACTGGACAAGTTTTAATGCTGTCTGCTGTGAACACAATGGCGAGACCCCAGATCGTCGTGGTAGAGGTGGTATAGCAAACAACACTGACGGCTCAGTATCATACCACTGTTTTAATTGTAACTTCAAAGCCAGCTATCAACCTGGCAGACATTTAACGTACAAATTCCGCAAACTGCTCGCATGGTTTGGTGCAGACCCAAATGAGATCAAACGATTGGTCATTGAAGCCATACGTATCAGAGAATTGGTAGCACCAGAAGAAGTCAAAGCGGAAGAAGAAAAGATCGAGTTCACCGCCAAGCCACTGCCAAAGAACGCCGTGAGATTTAAAGACCTAACGGTAGCACACCCAGCCTTGGAATACTGCTACAATCGAAAGATTGATTTAGACAAGTATGATTTTTATGTGACAGAAGACTCTGCATATAATCTACATAAACGAGTGATCATACCTTGTTATTGGCAACATGATCTAATAGGTTATGTAGGACGTGCCATAGATGACACAGTAAAACCAAAATATTGGAATCAATTTGACACTGGTTACGTGTTTAATCTCAACAAACAGGAACAGGATTGGAAGTTCGTTATAGTATGCGAAGGACCGTTTGATGCCATGAGCATAGATGGTGTCGCAGTCATGCACAACCAGATATCAGAACAGCAGGCAGACATGATTGAAAGTTTGGGTAGAGAAGTCATAGTGATAGCGGATCAAGATCGTGCGGGTAGCAAACTATTACAGGACGCACAGGAGTATGGATGGAGTGCCAGCTTTCCTGTATGGCAGGAAACATGCAAGGACATCAATGAAGCGGTACAGAAGTATGGCAAACTGTTTGTGCTTAAATCAATCATTGACGCTAAAGAAACGAGCAAACTCAAGATTGAACTTATGAGGAAGAGGCTCTATGTTTGACCAGATCAAAGGGTTTCATATTGAGCCCACTAACATGTGTACTCTTAAGTGCCCACGGTGCAGTCGCACTAAATTCATTGAAAAATTTCCAAAAAAGTGGACAAATACAAACTTAAATCTAGCTCATTTAAAAAGTTTTTTAGATATAGATCTTAAAGATAAAAGTATAACTCTCTGTGGCAACTATGGAGATCCGATATATTATCCGCAAATATTTGATATTATTGATTACTTTAAAACCGTTGGTGCAACTATTAATATTTCTACAAACGGAAGTTATCAAACAAAAGATTGGTGGCAACGCCTGGCGGCCAATTTAGACAATCAAGATACTATAACATTTGCTATTGACGGCATACCTGAAAATTTTACACAATATCGAATCAACGCAGATTGGGACTCTATTAAAATTGGGATAGATGTACTGTCAGCAACTGAAATTAATACAGTATGGCAATACATTCCATTTGCGTTCAATGAAACTAATATCGAGCAAGCCCGGGCATTGTCTGCAGAACTAGAGTTTACTAAATTTTCATTGTTTCAAAGTGATCGCTGGGACAGCGACAATGATGTATTAAAACCAACTAACTACATAGGAAAGAGAACTCCATCGATCATTGAGTGGCGTGCTAATACAGATAGTCACCGCCAAGTTGAGGTTGACCCCAAATGTAAACAGAATAATAGAGAGCATTATATATCAGCCAATGGATTTTATATGCCATGTTGTTATGTGGGAGAACATAGTTTTTATTACAAGAGTGAATTTTATAAGAACCAATCACAATACGACATAAGTAAAACTACTATCAGCGAAATATTAGGATCAACTCAATCAAAAGACTTTTATAATTCATTAGAAGATGCTAAACTTAGTTATTGTACTTTTAATTGTCCTAAACTATGAGCAAAGAATACACACCAGAACTACAGAAACTATTTCTTGAAATGATGATGCAGGATGCACAGAGCTTTGTGCGTGTGCAGAACATCTACAATCCAGAAAACTTTGATCGCAATCTTAAAGAAGCGGCAAAATTCTTGATGGATCATGCTGACAAGCACAAGACACTTCCAACACCAGAACAGGTGTTAGCAGTAACTAAGGTAGAACTAAAGCCAATCAAGGATCTAACTGAAGACCATTATGATTGGTTTATGATTGAGTTTGAAGGATTTACCCGCCAGAAAGAACTGGAACGTGCGATCTTAAAGTCAGCTGACCTGCTTGAGAAAGGTGAGTATGATCCAGTAGAAAAATTAATCAAAGATGCAGTACAGATATCACTTACCAAAGACATGGGTACAGATTATTTTGAAGACCCTAGAGCAAGACTGTTAGCGATCAAAGACAATAACGGACAGGTATCAACAGGATGGCCTACCCTGGACAAAAGATTGTTTGGCGGCATGAACAGGGGAGAACTAAACATCTTTGCAGGTGGTTCAGGCTCAGGTAAAAGTTTATTCATGCAGAACATAGCGATCAATTGGGTTACACAAGGACTTAACGGTGTATTCTTAACACTAGAATTGAGTGAGGGCTTGTGTGCTATGCGTATGGACAGTATGGTAGCAAACTGTTCAACCAAAGAAGTGTTTAGGGACCTAGACACTGTGGAAATGAAAGTTAAAATGGTTGGGAAGAAGTCAGGCAAACTACGTATCAAATACATGCCAGCACAGAGTAACGTCAATCAGATACGTTCATATCTAAAAGAACTACAGGTACAGACGGGAATGAAAATTGACTTTATCATGGTTGACTATTTAGATTTAGTTATGCCAGTAAGTGCTAAGGTATCGCCAAATGATTTATTTGTTAAAGACAAGTATGTGTCGGAAGAATTGCGTAATCTATCAAAAGAACTTAACATGCTAATGATAACTGCATCACAGTTGAATCGTGGAGCAGTAGAAGAAGTAGAGTTTGATCACAGTCACATTGCGGGTGGGTTGAGTAAAATTAATACTGCTGATAATGTGTTTGGTATATTTACAAGTCGTGCAATGCGAGAACGTGGTAGATATCAAATACAGTTAATGAAGACTAGATCAAGTTCAGGGGTAGGTATGAAAGTAGACCTAGAGTTTAATTTAGATAGTTTACGTATCACAGACCCAGGTGAAGAAGCCCAAGAAAGTAGTCGACAAGGCACTGGATCAAACATTATGGGTCAGATTAAAGCAAACTCCTCGTCAACGGTAATGCCACAAGAAAATACTCCCAAAGTAGACGCCAAAATTGACTCAAGCAAGCTAAAGAACATGCTGGCTGGGTTGAAAAAAAATGACTGATACTTGTTTAGACTTATATAAAAATTTAAATATAATGATAGTTGATGGTGATACTCATGTATCACCATGTTGTTACTATTCTCCAGGCGACAAAGTACAAACCATTGATTTTGTTAATAACCAATATTTAAAGAAAATTAGAGAACAAGTTAAAGAAGGTAATTGGCCAGATACTTGTAAAAAATAGTGCCTCAAACAAGAACAACAAGGGCAAATTAGTCGCAGGCAGGGAAGTAATCAATGGTACAAAGATCATAATGTAGATAATGCAGAGCTTGATCTTATAAGATTAGATTACTGGACCGGTGATGGGTGTAATCTAGCTTGTGCAATTTGTGGGCCAAGCTATAGTACATCTTGGAAAAAAGAATTAAAAATACCAATTATTGAAAGAAAATCTACAGTCAATACGATCTGGCGAACTTTAGATTTATCCAATCTTAGATTTGTGCATTTCAATGGTGGAGAACCTTTACTTAGTAAAGAACATGTTACGTTTTTAGAAGCAATGCCTGATGCCAGTAAAGTTCACATTAACTATAATACCAATGGTACTGTCAGACCTGGTCAATCTCTAATAGATTTGTGGAGTAATTTTAAATTAGTCCAATTGGATTTTAGTATTGATGATATAGGTGAAAGATTTGAATATCAAAGATATCCAGCGAAATGGAATGATGTTAAAGAAAATCTACAATGGTTTATTGACACTATGCCAGTAAACTGCATGTTTGGGGTAAACACTGCTGTTGGTTTGTTAAATCAGGATAATATTCGTAATTTAGATGCTTGGCTCAGTAAAAACTTTAAGGAAAATAGAGTTACTGATCCAACTAATTATAGGAAACAATCAACTATTGGAGTACTTAATAGCGAAAATACCAATTGGAAACAAATTATGGAATATCTAGACAGTTTAGATCAGAGACGTGGGACTAGTTGGAGAGATACTTTTCCTGAATTATTTCAAAAAATTCAGGCATATAATCTTTAATATTAATTTTCTTTAAATAATCCTGCGTTTTTAATTCTTGGATAGCCTCATCAAATTTTACATTATCTAACTCATTTGTTACCTGTGGTATGAGAGGATTATTTAATTTTTTCTTAATCTCAAAAGGAAGATGTTGCGGACTAAAATACGAAGGATATGATACAACAATATGATTGTGAAGTATTTTCTCTTTTTTAAACCAATCGATAGTTTCTTGATAATAGATAGCATTTATGTTACTGATTACATAACTAGCACTAATGTTAAAATTTAAACTTCTAAAGAATTCTAGATTTTCTAATAGCAAGTTCCAACCCAATGGGTACCTCATGTATTCAAACCTAGACTCTATTCCGTCAATGCTCAAACAAATGTTTACTTTTTTAAATTTTGATAAAATATTTTTTTGATTATCATTCAATGACACGCTACTGTTAGTTACAAAACTTATAAAGCAATCGCTATTATTATGTTCTAGTAATTTTTCTAATACGTAAAAGTTTTTCTTTTCAAGTAACGGTTCACCCCCAACAAAACTTAACATCTTAAGATTTTTATAATCAATAGGATCTAGAGCATCATTTGATATAATTTGGAAAGTTTTTTGTTTTCTTAGTGTAGCCCAAGCACTGCTAGCACTACTGCCACATGTAACACACGTACTATTACAAAGATTAGAGGTATACAGTTTGACAATTTGTGTGCTATGATGTCCTTGCTGGCACTCTTCTTCTATTGTTATTATGTCTTTGTTAGCATAGTAATCAAATGCTTCATTTTTAATTTGCCTATCACTTTTTCTTCCTTGATCTTCTATATCCCAGCATTTTTGACAAGCACTTGGTCGTTGACCATTTAACATTTCTTGTTTAAGAGTGTTTAGGTCTGCGTCAATTGGTAGTAGACAGCAAGGAGTACTTTTAGAAGAAAGTCCGTTAATTTCTTGACTGTAAAAAGGTAATACACAAAAATAGTTATTCATTGTGTATCTATTTATTATATGCTATAATATAAGAAAAATAAATCATTGTACCATAGCATAAATATACTAAACCTGGAGTAAAAAGTGCAGAAACGTACCCGCAGTATATTAACAGAGCTTGACGAACTACTAATACACAAGGACAAGGAAAATCTCCTAGAAAGTCGTGCCAGCAATGTGATCAAGAGTGCCATCAACATCATACAGCATATC